GGCGCGCTACAAAATAGTACTGTTGCGAATAGTAATACTGCTCTAGGAACTAACTCACTGAGGGATAATACTACTGGAAGTAGTAATACTTCTGTAGGAAATAGCGCACTGTCTTTAAATACTACTGCGAATAATAATACTGCTGTAGGAAATAGCGCACTGTCTTTAAATACTACTGCGAATAATAATACTGCTGTAGGAGCAAGCGCGCTTCAAAATAACACTACTGCGAGTAATAATACTGGTATAGGAGCAAGCGCACTGAGTTCTAATACTACTGGGGCGAATAATACTGCTGTAGGAAATAGCGCGCTTCAAAATAACACTACTGCGAGTTTTAATACTGCTGTAGGAACAAGCACGCTACAAAGTAACACTATTGGGAGTAGTGATACTGCTCTAGGAGCAAGCGCGCTACAACTAAACACTACTGGAGGTAGTAATACTGCTGTAGGAACAAGCGCGCTGAGTTCTAATACTACTGCGAGTTTTAATACTGCGGTAGGATCTAACACACTTTCTGCTAATAGTACTGGGGCAAATAATACTGCTGTAGGAAGTTTAGCGCTGACTACTAATAGTATTGGAAATAATAATAATGCTCTTGGTGTATCAGCACTACGATTGAATACTACTGGGAGTAATAATATTGCTGTAGGAAATAGCGCACTGACTGCTAATACTACTGGGGGTAATAATACTGCTGTAGGAAATAGCGCGCTGAGTTCTAATACTACTACGAGTAATAATACTGCTGTAGGAAATAACGCTCTGGTAAGTAATACTGCGAATAATAATACTGCTGTAGGAAGTGACGCGCTGACTACTAATAGTACTGGGAATAATAATACGTCAGTCGGTTTCCAGTCACTACAAACTAATAGTACTGGGACTAATAATAATGCTCTTGGTGTATCAGCACTACGATTTAATACTACTGGGACGAATAATGTTGCGATGGGAAATGGCGCACTGAGGGATAATACTATTAGTAGTAATAATACTGCTGTAGGAAATAACGCACTGACTGCTAATACTGGGGGTAGTAATACTGGTATAGGATTTAACGCTCTGGTTAATAATACTACTGGTGATAATAACACCTGTCTCGGTAATAATGCGGGAACAGGAACAAGTCCATTGAATATAACTACCCAAAGTAATCGTGTCGTTATTGGTAATAATTCTATAACTAATTCGTATATAGTGGTTGATTGGACTATTACCAGTGATTTACGAGATAAAACAAACTTAAAACCGATTATACATGGACTTGACTTTGTTAATCAGTTAAAACCTACGGAGTTCCAGTTTCGTAAAGAAAGAGGTAGTGAAGAAATCCAAGAAGGTGGGCGTATTCATTACGGATTTATCGCCCAAGATATTTTAGCACTTGAAGGAGACAAACCAGTCATTATTGATAATGAAGATAATGAAAATCTAAAATACACAGGAAGTCACTTAATACCAGTCCTCGTTAAAGCAATTCAAGAATTAACGGCACGAGTTCAGGCACTTGAAGCAGGAAAATAATCTTAAATCGTTTCTGATCTATCACGCTTCGCAATAAAACCCACAGCATCTTCACTCCTACAAAGAAACCGATAAAAAGGATATTTAATAACAGTCATACCTCTGCGCCTTCGTGGGTTCATATAGAAGAAATACTCGTAATAATCAAAGTCAAGAAAATCAAGTATATAATAACGCAATTCTTTTGGTAATTTACTAAAAAAGGGTATAATTTCCATGCTATATATATAGTATAGAATGGAAAATGACTGGACGGAAGACATAGAACGTGTGCTGGAAAAAATACGTCAGAACTGCGTGGTATTATCAAACGAACACAAGACCCAATACTTTTACCTAAAATACATCTTACAATTCTTCCGCCTTCCTGTAATCATCATTTCGGGAATAAACTCGGTAATTTCAGTTGGTATGACTGGGTATATGGAACAATCAGCAATTAGTATAACTACGTGTATTCTTGCTTTGACTTGCTCCATTATCGGTTCAATTGAGTTGTATTTAGCAATTCAGAAGGGTATGGAAAATGAACTTGCCTCACAACAAGCATATTACCTGCTCGGCGTAGACATCTTTAAAAATCTATCACTAGCAAGAGAACACAGACCTATACCCGCAAAAGAATATTTGGATAAGTGTTATAATGAATATGTGAAACTAACAGAAAATTCTAATGCTGTTATAAAAAATTTAGAAGATAAACTCACACCATTACCTATTTCAATAACACCAACAACTAAACAAGAAAAAAAGGAAGAGGACGATACAGAAGATAATATAGTTGTTACTGTGACAGAGGAAGAGGAGTTCAATATCACGGTTTAATTTTTCAGGATTTCTCATTCTTATAAATAGATTATAGATTAAAATACAAAAATATAATCTTAATCTAAATTATAGGAATGGAAACGAAAGATTTAGATAAACTATTTGACGATAAGAATATCTCACAAAGTTCAAAAACTCTCTACCTCAAAAATTTAGAACGCTTGAATGGAGGGGTCTTAAAGAATTTCAACTTTTTAAAAGATGTAGAAAAAATCATGGAAAAAATCCAAAAGTATAAACCAAATACTCAACGCACTTACATTATTTCAGTTGTCTCTCTGTTAAAATCTTTGACCCAAATTCAACCAAAGAAATACAAAAAGTTATACGATAAATATTATCCATATTTAGAAACTCTAAATAAAGAATTAAAAAGCAATACCGAAAAGACGGATAAAGAGAAAGAGAACTGGATGGATCAGGACGAAATAATGACCCGATTACAAGAACTCAAAGATAAGGTCAATACTACTTCAAAGAAATTATCAGAGGGAGAGTATCAAGACCTTCTAAATTATCTATTACTTTCCTTATACACACTTCAACCACCGCGTAGAAATGCGGACTATCAAAATGCGATACTGACGAAAAACCCAGCGTTCAAAGATTTAGAATGTTTTAAAGATTATAATTGGGTAGATTTGAATGACAACAAATTTGTCTTTACAAAATTCAAAACAGCAAAAACATATAAAAATCAGGAAGTAGATATTTCACCACAATTGAGGGAAGTAATAGATTTATATTTAAAACATCACCCATTACGCAAACTGCTCACAAAAAAAACAAATATACCTTTTATAGTCAATTATAATGGCGACTTCTATTCAAATAATAATGATTTCACCCGTTTATTATACAAGATATTTGATAAAAAGATTGGAGCAAGTATGCTACGAAAGATATTCTTAACTTCAAAATATAGTGATACGATGGATAATTTGAAGAAAGATACTAACGACATGGGGACATCAACATCCACCGCAGAAAATCACTATATAAAAGAGTGAGATTATTTCTTTTTGGTTTGCGAAAAAACGAGCAATATCCTAAAAGTCCCCACGCATACTTGGAATTCAACTACCACCTGACGGCACTTGGTAGTTGGCGTTTGACTTTCCTAAAACGGTTTCTAAAAAAGTGAAAATTTTTCGCAAATCATTTGACCCAGTAGGCGACTAATTCATCACCAGTCATTCCTGTTTCTTTCTTCCACTTGCTTATAAAGTCAATAAAATCTTCTAAATTATAATAAAAGTCCTTCATCATTATTGTCCTCAAAATAACCCATCGTCCACACGTGTTAATACCATTTTTAAGTTTTTGAAACTTTTTTTTGTTATAGATAATAGGTACATCTTTCGGGACTTTTTTAAACAGGTCAGTCAAAAGATCACGGTCTTGTCCTAGTAATTTTCTTATACATTTAGGAATGAAACTCAATTCACTATCCACGAATATACCATACGAGTCAAATGCTTCCAGTGTATCCTTCTTTGTTTTAGGGTCTGTATAACGGTAGATGGCGACCCAATGACCGCTATTCTGTTTTTGTTCTATAAGAACTATTTTATAAGACCTATCGTGAGGAAGCAAATCGTATATTGAATTAACATTAGCAAGTTCATTGTATTTGATAATATCATCGTAAGCACTTTCACCGAGATGTTTCCTCAAATCTAAATCAGTTATATTTGTCTGAATAGTTTGTTCTAAACTTTGTGGTTCTTCCATTATATAGTATTGAAAGATTTTTTATTCGTTTATTTAGCAAAAAATAATCTAACTAATAAGTATAGTAGAAATCTAAATGGTTCATTTTCAAAAAGATTACTTAGTGGGAACTGCGAAGCAGAAAATTGTCTTACCGTATTTAGAGCAACATTTCGGTGATATAACACCAACAGAAGAGCGCTGGGCGAAATATGATTTTTACAATGAGAATTCTGTATTTGAATTAAAGTCAAGGACAAATAAGAAGAACCATTATCCGACGACTTTGATGACATGTAATAAAGTGATTGATACAGAGAAGGATATATATTTCTTGTTTTATTTCACCGATGAACTGTGTTATATAAAGTATGACCCTGAATTATTTAGCAAATTTGAGAAGAAACCCTATTCAAGGATAAACGAGCAATTTGACGAGAAGGACTACTATTTCATACCTATAAGTAATTTAGAAACTATTAAGAAATTCTAAAAATTATCTCTTCTAATATTATAAAATGAGTTTAGCAAGTTCAGTAGGTATTAACCCAAAATCCCCGATTATTATCGTTGAACCAGAAACATTATCAAGTGGTGCTATTGCCTTTACGCCAGTAGCAAAATCTTTCGTTCCAACCGTATCTGTAACTGCTCCATACCAACTAACCACCGCAGGTTTAACATCATTAAACGTTGCCCAATGGAATGCTATTCCATTAAAAAATTTTCATCTAACTGGTGTTAATAACGGTGTAGCAGTAGTATACGAATTAGTTTCATTTACAGGTGGTTCTGCTTCAACCCCTAATACATTAAATTTTGAAATGACCCCATTAGTCACATTGGTAGCAAACCAGACAAACCAAGTGAACATTGGTATTATCTCTCCAACAACAATTTAAATAAAATCTTTTTATAAACAGATTATTACAATTAATAATCTATTTAGTATATATATATAATGAATTATAGTGAGATAATAGAGATGCCTAACGAGGACAGGTTGTATGTCCACTACGAGAAGAACAGACATCCAGTATGGATAGAGCATTTTGATTTAAAAACGAACATATCCATGACATATATAGTCAAGAAGTTAGGCAAAAGTAAGATTTTTACAAGAAAAAATCAAAGTAAGTGATTTAGATTATTACATATATAGACAATTTAGATATATACAAGTAATAATTTTAAAATTATTACTATTAGAAATCAAAAATATATCAAATTGTAGAAATCTAATATTGATAGTTAGATATAATTAGATATTTTACTGTAATAATCTAACTCAACCCACTATACCCGTATATATTCTGTCTATATTTAGAATATTTAAGAGATAATAAAATATTTATTTATAGTATATAAGATGTCGCAACTTGATTTAAGACAGAAAGATAGTAACCCTGATAAAGTTTATTACGACTTAACGATAGCAAATCTAAACAATGGTGATGTTAATCCAGTGAATAGTCCTCCTTTAATATTTAACGAACAAAGACAGAATGCCATTATTCCGAACACAGGTGAATACTATTTGAGTATTGTAAGGTTTCAACTTGATACAACATCTCTGCCTATCTTTGTTCCGATTATTCAGATAAACCAAAATAATCCTAATTTAACAATTTATTCAGTGACCGTTGTGGATAATACTACTAATACTCCTTACCAAGTTTATATTGAATGGATTAATCAAATCGCTAATGTAGATGTTCCACTACCACCAGCACCCAATCCACTTCAATCAGAAAGTGAGTGGTATTTTTGTTATAGTTTTGAATGGTTCGTTAGTTTAGTCAACACTGCTTTAACAACTGCTTTATCAAATGCTGGTGTTAGTGGCGGTATAGCAAGTATGGCATGGAACACTCCAACTAACACCGCAACCTTATATTTAGACGAAGCAAATTTTTATACCCCTGATCCTCTTACTAACCCTCCTAATCAACCATTATATTCTCTCTATTTTAACCAAGCACTATTTACTTTATTTAGCAGTTTTCCAGCACAATATCTAGGAAGTGTAGGAGTTTCTAACGGAATGAACTACAAAATACTAGTCACCAACTACAACGGTATTAATACTATTCAATTACCAGTGACTGCTCCATCAACTATATGTGTCTATATAAATCAAGAATGGGATACGACAAGTGTATGGACACCCGTTTCTTCAATTGTATTTACGAGTGCTACTTTCCCAATTATTCCTACTCGTTTATCACCTCCACAAGGATACTATAATGGTGTCCTTTTCAATATTTCTGCTAGTGGAAATAATGCTAATATCGCGCAAGTCATCACAGATTTAGCATCGGGAGATTTGTGCTATAAACCCTCATTATTGTATGAACCGACCGCCCAGTTTAGGTTAGTTGATATGGTCGGCAATACACCCTTAACAAACATTAATATTCAGGTCTTTTGGAAGACAAAGTTAGGAACTTTTGTCCCATTCAGATTGGCAACTGGAAATTCTTGTAGTATGAAATTATTATTCACTAAAAAATCGTCCGTTAGTAATAACGCCAACCAGTAATACGAAGAATTGTTTAGGCAACTTTTTATAAATAGTATACTATTTATAAAAAAAATATATTGCTAATTTATATAAGAATGGACGCTCCGCTATTTCATACCGCCTTAGTGACCGATAGTAAGATCGCTCAAATTACCGACGACCTAGCATTTGCCGTTTATCAAGGTGCTTCTTCAAACACTTATCAACAATTTACTGCTGTATCAAACAGTAATTCAAACTTGACCTTCAACGTACAAATTCCTTCCGAATCAGTAGTCATTTCAAGAGAAGTTTTAATAAGAACTACAATGACCGTTACTTTAAACATCGGTCTGACTGGAACACCAATCGTAGCAGGACAAACTGCTTTCAACTATGGTGTCACCGATGCTTTCCAAGCATTTCCTTTAAGTAAGTCATTCCTTACTACAACTGCTACAATCAACAACTCCAACGTTTCAACAAATACCCAAGATATTCTTGATATTTTGTTAAGAATGAATAATTCAAGAGAACTTTTAAGATATTCAGGTATGACCCCATCTTTCCCTGATAGTCAATATGCCCAATATAGCAGTGGTTATTTAGCAACCAACAACCCTCTTGCTTCATATAATAATGCTTCCTATGATATAGACCAAGTCCCTCGCGGTTCTTATCCATTAGCATCAGGTACTCAAATCTATCAATTTACCAGTGCTGGTAGTTTTGTTTCAAACTCTCCTGTTATTGCTACTACTGGAAACTATTTAAAAGTTGTTCTTGCTATTGAAGTCACAGAACCAATCTTCTGCTCCCCATTCATTTTCGGACAACCTGACTTTAACCAATCAGGTTTAGCAGGTATTAACACTATTAACCTTGTAATGAATGTTGATGGTAGTTTAAAACGTGTATTCTCTAGTATGGCAGGTTCACAAGTAGGAGCAAATTACAGTATCACTGTTTCGGCAGGTGATCAGTCAGGTCAATCTCTTAGTCCAAATCCTCTATATCTAAACCCACAATTATTAATGAACTTCTTATCTACACAACCAACTCAATTAGTTCCTTCAAGAGTAGTTACACCTTATATTGATTATCCAAGATACATTTCAAACTCAACTCAATACCCAACAATAGCATCAGGAGTTCAAAATTCCGTTATTGTATCACAAAATATCCAACTTAACCAACTTCCTGATTATTTCTTTATTGCTGTCCGTCCTCAAATGGCAAGTCAAAACGCCACAAATAGTGCTTCATTTTTAACTATTGAAAATATCAGTATCAATCTTAACAACGTTTCGGGCATCCTTGCGTCAAGCACACAAGAAGACCTGTGGAAAATTTCTATTGCTAATGGTTCTACCCAATCTTGGTTAGAATTCAGCGGTTTAGCAAGTCAAAATAATAATGCCACTGGTTTAGGAACTTCGGTTGGAACAACTGGTTCTTTCCTAGTATTATCACCTGCTCTAAATCTTTCATTATCAAATATGCTTTCCAACTCATCCATCGGTCAATTCAACTTCCAATTCAACATCACCGTTTCTAACAATCTCGGTCAAACTATCACTCCTGAAATTTTAGTAATCACTGCTAATTCAGGTATGTTTGTCACCAGTATGGGTTCATCATCTATATTCACTGGTCTTCTAACGAAACAACTTGTATTAGATGCCAGTGAGAAGCAAAGTGAAAATCCTATCCAATCCAGTATGATGTCCCGTTTAATTGGAGGTAAGATGGGTAATATGCCCTCCTCTGCTATGAAACATATTATAGGTATTAATGGTATAAGACGTGTTGGTGGTGCTTATAGTGGTGGTGCTGATAGTGGTGGTCGCGTTTCAAAACTTTCAAAACTTTGTATGTAAGCGAAAAATTTTAAACATTTTTAAAAGTTGTTTAACGCCCCGAATTACCAACTGCCAACTGCCGTCAGGTGGTAGATAGGATTACGCCCTACGTGTGGGGTTATTTAAACTTGCTCGTTTTTTCGCAAAAAATTGAACTACTTTGTAGTGTAGTTAATCGTTAAAAAAACCAAAAAATAAAAATAAAAAATAAAAAAAAAATAAACATTTATAATTGTAATTTTAATTAAATCCTTTTTTTTTTTTATCTCTGTAATTATATATATTTAGATGAGTTCTCTGATGTATAATACGCTTTTTGAAACTCCATACAACGACAGAATTGTTGAAAGAATACGGGCATTACAGGATATTAAAGAACATTATAATCCTACTGAACCACACCATATTGCCTATTCTACCTATCCATCGGTTAATGGTTCGGGTCGTAGTAGAGTATTAATGTGCGGTGGCGCGAGGGGAGATCCGAGAAGTTTAGGATTAGATTACGACCCACGTTATTTGAGGTCGGGTTCTACCATTAACTATCCTGTAATCCATTATAATGAAATGATGGCAAACCCAGTTGCGGGGGGTGCTATTCGTAGTAATGGTTTCCATTACCAAGATGACTTTAATCCTTATTATAATAGGGTTGTATCTGCTAATATGGGAACAGCAAGACCAACATTCAGTCGCAACGCTCAATACGAACAAGGTGGTTCAAAAGTCGGCAATTTCTTTAAAAGAGTGGGAAAAGCATTAGCACCAGTCGGTCATGCTGTAATGCCCGTTGTTAAGGAAGTCGGTAAAGATTTATTGAAAGATGCTATTAAAGGTGCTATTGTTGGTGCTGGTGTTAAACGCAGAGGCAGACCAAGAAAGGTTGTTGGTGTTGGACGTTTTGAAGGTTCAGGACACCCATCAGGCAGTCCTATCCCAAATGATATGTATATGGGAACAGGAAGAAAAACTGGTGGTGTTAGTAAAGCACAACAACTCAAAAAATTGAGAGAAGATGCTGAAAGAGTATATAATGACCTACCACCTATGAGTGGATTGAGTAAAGAGGAAGCAATTAAAAAAATAACTAATCTTCTAAAATCAAAATCATCATTACAAAAACGTTCTCCCAATGAAATTGTAGATATTATAAAAACATTAGCAAGTATGGAACACCCTACTGGTGGAAATGCCCGAACATTCTTCCGTAAGGTCGGTAATACTTTGAAAAAAGTAGGCAAAGCAGTTGCCCCTGTTGCTGTCCCCGTTTTGAAAGAAGTCGGTAAAGATTTGTTGAAAGGCGCTATAATGGGTGCTGTTGTCGGTGCTGGTGCTAAAAAAAGAGGCAGACCAAGAAAAATAAGTGGAGGTCAGGGTGCTTCTGTTGGTAGTGCTGGTATTTTATCCGTGACACCAAATCCTCCACCTGAATTACAAGTTGTCGGTGGTAAATCTAACATCGGTCGTAAAATCAAAAATACTTTCAAGAAAGTGGGCAAATTCTTATCACCTGCCGTTCCTGTTTTAAAAGAAATAGGCAAAGAAGTATTCAACGAAGTCAAACCTATTCTTGTTGAAGAAGGAAAGAAACAATTAAAAGAGGGCATCAAGGGTGCTATTAGTGGTTCGGGAACTAAAAAAGGACAAGTCCGCAAAACTGCTCGTAAAGCATACGAAGGCACTAAAAAACCAAATGCTCGTGCTGAAATCGTCAAGAAGATCATGGCAGAAAAAGGTATGAAAATGATTGAAGCAAGTAAATACGTCAAAGAACACGGGTTATACAAAAAATAATTATATTTAGAAATTTTTATATACTCATATATTATATAAAAATGCCTCTGATTTTAAATTACACCGAGAATAAGAATGTCATTAATCAAGATAATCTCGCAAAAAAAAGAATAGTTAAAGCATTACAGCAAAAGGCAGTTACATCCGTTCCACAAACCGATTCAGATTTAGAAGATAATGCTGACAAATATTTTGATAAGATTTTTGAATTGAGTAATAGTATTGAAACCTATTTATTTGAATTAGGTGTTTTTGTTTCAAGTGAAGATACGGCAAAAGTAGATGTTGGAGCAGAACAATCCGCAAAAAAATCAAGAGACGAAGCAAAACGAGCAAAGGACGAAGCAGAACTAGCAAAATTGGAAGCAAGATTAGAAAAGAAGGGTCAAGATATTGCTAAGGAAAGTGATAAAAAGAAACCTAACACAAATAGATTATCAAAATTAGAAGAAGAATATGTTGCTCTTGAAGAAGCAGTTATTCAATTAACAAAGAAATTACAACCAAGATTACAACCACCTGCCATTCAACCATTATCATTAGAAGAAGAATTCGGTCAAATGGAAGGTATGGCACGACCTGTTATAAGAGGAAAAAAACTTGTATTTAAAGAAGAGCAATCCATTCCTATTGTAGCAAAATTATTAAACTTATTCAACTCATACAAGAAAGCATGGAAAGAATTAATCCCCTATTCTGCTGGTTTAAACACTAACCAACTGACTGATTTAGGAGTAATGATTGATACTATTTCAAAAGCACTCAACTCGTTTATTGAAGACACCAAAGTGGAAATTCCAAGAAATAAACAGCGCGTATACGAGCAGTTGTTTAGTGCGGTTGATGAAATATCCGCTATTCTTAATGAAGTTAGTATGATATATCAGAACATCTATTATTATTACTCACAAAGCGCCAGTCCTGCTCCTGCTCCTCAATCTGCTGGAATTACAAGCGGTAGTGGATTTGCTGTTCGTCCTTATTATAGTAGAACCCGCTATTTGTAATCTGCGAAAAATTTTGAGTTTTTTAGAAAGTAGTTTGGGAGTAGTAATCGTCAACTACCAACTGACGGAAGATGGTAGTAGGATTTCTTCCTAACGTGGGAACTTTCAAACTATTGCTCGTTTTTTCGCAAAGTAAAAATCTAAAAAAATAATATAATATGCTATATTATATGATTAAGATTGTTGATTTTAGTAATAGTAAGAAACCTGATAAAAGGTATAGAATAACCCTTGAATATCCTGATGGTAAAATGAAGTCATGGGACTTCGGTGCGAAAGATGGAAGCACTTATATAGACCACTCTGATATAGTGAAGCGGGATAATTACTGGCGACGACATTGTGCTAATCCTATTGAAAAATACCGCATTAATAACAACATACCATCTGCCTCTTTATTTTCTGCTAGGTTATTGTGGGGTGAAAGTAATGATTTAACCGATAATCTTGTAGAATTACAGAAATTATTAAACAAGTAAAAATTATATATATCTATAATATAATATAATGGGATATATAGTTCAAAGTATTGTTTTTGATAAAGATAAAGGTTGGGATAAGAAAACCGCAAGAGAATGGGTTGATAAACACAAGGAGTTTAGCAAACCAATCAAAGAAGAAGAAACAATCAATACGATCCGTGTTAGATTATTTCCACCTAAAAAAGCAGAACAAATGGGTTTCACCAACTACCGCATGAAGACATTAGCATCGGGAGACGTAGGTATAATGTTAGATATTGCTTATAACAAGATGAAGGGTGGTGCTAATGAAGAGGATATTGAATACGAAGAAGAAGACCCAACATACGATTTAAGAGTTGAAAATTATAATATAGCACAGCGATATGTAAGAATAAAAGAGGCATTAGAAGAACTTGACGACCAACAAAATGATTTTCCTATTGAAAGTCAGGATAGAATTAGAATTGATAATAACATACGATATTTGGAAGAATTACTTTCAAAGGCAGTAGAGAAAGTTACTGCGAATAATGCTGAAATACAAAGAATACAACAAAGATTACAGCGAACAGGAGGAAGAATGGAGGGTGGTATGGATTTTTCAAATCACGTCTTTGAAGAGGAAGACCCAATAAGAAAATTAAGACGTTTTAACGACAGATTAAAATTTCAAAAAGTTCAACAAAATAAACAACTAAAAACTCTATTAGAATTCCTTGCTACTGATGACTTAACTCAAATTGATAGAACTAATGTAGAACAACAGAAAAAAATAAGAGAAGACAATATAAGAAGAATAGACGAACAGATTAACAAAAATAATGATGAGATAAAATACCTCCAAGTTGGAACTGGTGGTTCTCTCGCAACCGAAGACCTACAAGCATTACTCTCAAAATCATATCACTCCAAACACCCGAGTGATTACAAAGATTTTCAAGTAGATAAATCACTATCAGGACAACGCGTTCAAGTTTATCACAATCCTACTACTCAACAAACAGTAGTAGCACACAGAGGCAGTCAATCTGTTCCTAACTGGATTGAAAACGTTGCTTACGCAGTCAGTAATGATAAATCAGGCAAAGCATTTCAGCATTCCAAGAAAATCCAAGACCAAGCATACGCCAAATATGGTAAGGAGAACATCACTACAATCGGTCATTCAAAAGGGGCATTACACGCACAGGAATATGGTAAGGAAGGTAAGGAGGTTATTACTTTGAATAAACCTGTTAATATTACAGACGCATTATTCACACGTGTCCCAAAATCACAGACCGATATTCGCACCCAGTATGACCCAGTCAGTTTTTTGAGACCTTTTCAACGTGGTTCAAAAGTAGAGACCATCAAATCCACTACGAAAAATCCGTTGAAAGAACACAAGACAAGTGTGCTTTCAAGATTAGACCCTCGCAGATTATTTGGTAATGGTATTGAAGAATATGGATTTCCTTTTAAGAAACAATTAATCAAGAAAGAACAGAAAAGAATAGAAGAAGAAATTAGAATATTAAGATTAAAACGAAACGAATATCAGACCATATTGAATACCCAAGCACAGGGAACTGCTAATAGACAAATGTTAATAGATGGTATTGACGATATAGATAATCGTATTGAAGATTTAAAAATTCAAATTGAGGATTTAGGTAAGTATCAAGCAGTAGATAGAATGCTTGATGGAAGAGGATTATCCTGTTCTCGTTGTGGTGTTAATTGTAATTGTGGTATGATGCGTGGTGGTGTTGTTGGAAAGGCAATAACACCGACAGAAGCATATTCTCTTTATAGAGAATATATGACCTATTATAATGCTAATCCTACTGACGTAAGAATAAATTTATTACAAGAAAAATGGAATAGAGATTTTGGAGATAGAAATATTGACGAATGGAGGAATGATTGGTCTGCGAATATCATAGGGGAACTATTTGATAATTTATTTGAAAATATGGACGTTGGTGTGGTATTACCCGTGTTTAATATCAACGCATTTAGACCACAAGATTATTACGAAGATGAAGACGATATGTCAAGTATAGAAAGTGCGTTAAGCGGACACGGTGTTGGTATGAATGGAGGTCTATTGATTAATGGTACTGATATTGATGTTAATATGTCCAGTAAAAGAAACTTTTATAATTCAATTAGAGCATACCTTTTAAGTATGGATGAAACATTGAGAGATATGTATAACTCTATTCAAAGTGATAGACGATTCAAGAGCGTCTATAATAGAAACGTCACTGGTGCTTTAAGTGAATGGGATTGGAATATAATGAGGGAAGTATTAGAAGGTAATAATCAAGATGTTATTAATGAAATGATGGAACTTTTTATAGCAGGTTTAGAAAGCACGATAGAAAATACGTTTGAAAATCTGACTATCAGTGAGGGTAGTCAAGAGGAATTAAGTAGTGAATCAGAAGTGCCGACAGAAATAGATACAGAAATAGATACAGAAATAGATACAGAAATAGATACTGATGTAGAAGGTGCTGGTAAAAAGAAGAAAGCGAAAAAAGCGAAAAAAAATGTGAAATTTAAAAAGTAATTTTCCATCAGGAAACACCAAGTGCCAACTGACGGAAGTTGGTAGTTGAGTTACGCCCTAACGTAAGGACTTTCAAAATATTGCTCGTTTTTTCGCTTTCTATTTGTCTTGACGAAGAGCAGAAAATTGAAATGCTTTTTTTAACTTATTGTATAAGATAATAAATTAAAATTCAAATATTCAAAATCCAAACAAATTTTAAGTGAACCGAAAAACACGCCTAATCAAAATAAAATTGAAACAGAAAATTGAACTATATTTATCCATATAATAAGTAAGGAAAATACAACGAAAATGACAACATTACAAAAAGTAATAATACGCGAAACCCCTGCCGATGTAGAGTGCTATACAAAAGTATTGGACAGAAGACGGTTCATGCTGTCCGCTGGTGGTGTATTAATGGGAAACTGCGTATCATCATCATTGCGTACATATTACAAAATGCGTAAGATCGGTGCGGTAAGGGTTCGTGGAAAGAGACGCCGTGAGCGCGAAGATGATAAAGAACAAGGCACTAATACCAACTGGCATTACTGGGTTGAAAACAAGGGTATGTGTTTTGATTTATCGGGCGGATTACAACAAATCTTTAAAAAAGAAGATTATTACAGATTGTCTGAAATAACTGAAACAGAAGAAGCAGATTTAGGCGCATTCTTTTCAACCGAAATCAAAAACAAATTAACAGGATTACCTAAATACCCTGACCTATTTGACGAGATGTTATACCGTTTGAAAAACTGCTCTGACGAAGAATTAGATTATTACTGTAAAATATATGAAGAAGAAGATAAAATTTAATTTATACCATGTAATTTATAACTAAATAATAAGGGGTTTATATCTCTTTTTTTAATTATAGTGTAAGTGTATATGTGGCATTATAGTAAGACACATGTAGATGTTGCTGGTAATACAGTAGAAAGTCATTATCAGAGAGATTTAGCAGGAAACTGGGTGTGTGTGGGAGCAATAGTCCATCCATTCTTACGGGGCGCTCTTGAATTTAAGAGGCATATTGATGAAAATAGGAAACGTAAGCGAGGTGAAAATTAATTAATAAAAAAAATTGATTTAAAGATATTATCTTAATATATTGTATAGATAAATAACGATGGAAAAGACAATAGAAGAACTAAAAGTTTTAGCAGACAAATATATCAGACAGCAGGAACGGGCAAAAGAATATCAGCGCAAAAACCCTGATAAAGTGAATGATAAGGTAAAGAAATATTATAAAAAATTGAAGGAAGAAAATGCGGATAAATACAAGCAAATCCTAGACAGCAAAAAGCAGTATTACCGCGACGTTGTGAAACCGCGTTTATTAGAAATAAAAGCACAAAAAACTGCGAATTTCGTCGCAATTTAGGGGGTATTTTGTTAAGTTTAGGAATAAAATTAACAAAAAATTGAACTACTTTTTAAGGAATTAATAGTACGCTAATTATCTTAACAAATTATAAGTAGAACCGAATTTAGGCGTATTAAAAATAAAATTGAAATAAAATTATCTTTACAATTTATTAATAAAAAAAGGATTTAAAAACAAAATCTTAATATATTGTATAAGATAGAAATATGGCAAATCAACCACTACCAATCGGATTAGAAAAAAAAACATCAGTATTAGACGGCATTGTGATGTTTGAAAAAATAAATGAAAAGCGACTAAAAGCGCTAATAAAAAGCGACAAGATATTAATGAACTGGGACTGGGATAATTATTCCAACGAAAAAGAACAATTAACCGCATATCTTAAAAAATACAATAAAAAGCAGGGCGGAATTGAAGTGAAATACATTAAACCCAAGCACAAATGGGGCAGGTCATTTCCAGCAAAATCACTGGGATTATCCAGCATCCGCCGAGAAGTCAGAAACACGCTAATATGCGATGATTATTACGATTTTGATATAAAAAACGCGCAACCGAACATTATACGCAACCTGTGCGAAACAAATAATATACCATGCCCGATAATTAGACGCTACTGCCTTGAACGGGATGAAATTTTAAAAAAAACAATGGAGCATTACAGCGTAGACAGGGACAAAGCAAAAGAATTGTTTATCCGACTGTGCTTCTACGGGACATTCTACGGATGGGCGCAAGATAATAAGATAGAAAAACCAGCAACCGAAATTATCGTATTATTTGAACGGGAACTCCAAGATATAGCAACGAAGATTAAATTAGACAAAAACAACGCAGGGTTATACGAGACCGCGAGAAAAAAGAAACAAGAAAAAGGCGAATCAGGCGAGAAGAAAGCGATGGGATCATTCTTCGGATTATACAACCAAGAATACGAAACCAGAATAGTTGAAACGGTAATATGCTACTTGATTAATAACACTACCCTGATGAAACTGGATGGAACAGATAAACCAGCAGGAACATACGAATACGACGGCATCAAATTATTAAAAGAAAATGTGGATAAATACGAGGGCGGGAAAGAAGCGGTTTTAAAATTATTAATTGAAAAAACCGAAGAATTAACCCGATTCAAACTGGACTGGGATATAAAAGAAATCGGACCCACGATTGATATTACAAATGAACTTGAACTGGTGGAAGAAGAAGCACTACCGAATGAAAATCTAACAGCAATAACACGCGATATATGGGAAAAAATAAATAGAGCAGATGTCGGGATTGCTGAAACGATAATGGAATTATACCCGAAACATTTTATATACTCGGTGGAAAAAAGCGACGGGACAAGGGGGGATTGGTACGGGTGGAACGGATCACGATGGGAAAAATCAGACGCCCCGCTACGCAAAGCATTAATATACGATATTGATAAACACTGGAACGGATTATTAGAACCATTTACAGATATATACAAAGATTATAAACCGCAGGAAGGCGAAGAACCCGATTATAACTGGAAAATATGGAAAGAATGTAAAAGAAAAGTGGATGAAGTGGTGTGGCGATTAAGAACCAGCGCTGGAATACAAGCAGTTGTCACGGTAGCAAAAACATTAATGGCGGATTATTTATTAGAATTTGATATAAAAGAGGATTTGTTCGGATGCGAAAATGGAGTAATAGATATTGAAAATGAAATTTTTAGACCATACAGATTTGACGATTATATGACGTGGTCATGCGGATACAATTACAAATGCTTTATAAAAGATTTTACGGTAATGGATGATGGTGACGAAGAGCGGAAAATAACCGACGAAGATATAAACAAAGACGACCGCGATGTGCTGGACGATATAGCAGACATATACCAACAAATTTTACCCGATGAAACGGTGCGGGATTATTTCTTCAAAATAATATCCACAGGAATGAGCGGACGGGCAATAGAGAAATTCTTTATATTTAACGGCGGTGGAAGAAACGGTAAGGGTTTAACAAATGAATTTTTAGAAAAAGTGCTGGGCGATTACTTTGTAGTGGTCAATCCAATAGTATACTCAGAAGATAATAAAAAGAAGACATCATCGGGCGCAAATCCTGAGGTGGCGAATATGGATAAGAAAAGATATATAGTATCCAAAGAACCCGATAAGAATAATCCATTTAATAACAACGTTATAAAAGATTTCACGGGCGGTGGGCAGACAAAGGGCAGAGTGCTTTACAGTAGCAAGACGAAAGTAATACTACACGGCACATTTGTAGTGGAATGTAATGATAAACCCGATTTTAGTGAAAATCCAACCGAAGCGGATACTGAAAGAATTGATGACATACTATTTCCAGCATTCTTTACAGCAAAGCAAGAGGAATGGGACGAAACAACGGGCGAAACCAATAACATATTCAAACTAGACCCCGACTTAAAACCCCGATTGAAAAAATCAACGGCACACCACAACGCCATGCTGAATGTATTACTGCTACACTTATTAATATTGAAGAAGGACAAATATAATATAGCAAATTTTAGACCACAGAGTGTAGCAGAGCGATCACTAGCATACTTACAAAAATCCTACGATATTAACAACATATTCACGCGATTATTTGAGAAGCGAAATGAAGCAAACAAGGACAAATACAAAAACTCAAAGGGACAACCATCAGATAAGGACTGGTCGTTAAACAAAATAGCGATGGAAATTAAAAAGTCAAATGATTTCTTTGAACTGCCGAAAAAGAAACAGAAGGAATTGAAAGAAAAGGATAAAATAGAGGGGTTCTTCCGCAAGAATAATATATTTAAGAAGAGCGTTTATACTGACACCCACGACCACACGCAAAGATTAGAAGGATGGCGATTAATACCCGATGAAGATGACTCCGATGAAGAAAAATAAAACGGCAAATGCCAAGTGCCGAAATAGTTTATACAATATGTAATGATAAATAACTTTTTTTATACTTTTTGTAAGGATAATGGTAGTTGGTAGTTGGCGGAAGTTGGTAGTTGATAAAAGGGGTGTATTATCTTATACAATAAGTAAGGTGGATGCGAAATTGCGAAAAAACGAATAACTATCAGAAAGTTCCCGCGTATACTGGAAAGTCAACTACCAACTTCCGTCAGTTGGCACTTGGGTTTTTAGGGGGGGGAAATACTTTCTGAACCAGTTCAAATTTTTCGCATTTTTCGCAAATACATACCCATTGTATAAGAGAAAATACCAAGTGCCAAAAATAGCAAGTGCCAAGTGCCGTCGTTTTATCTTATACCCGCAGTATAAAATAAAATTGAAATAAAAAATAACTTAAAGACAATACTATACAATATATAAGGAGAAATGATTGAAATTATTATCGGCGACTTTACAAATAAACAACACACTAACGCTGTTGTGAAATTAGCATTACAACACGACTTCTATATAGACCAAATATGGAATATGGTGCTACGCAAGGTGTCTCCAAGAAAAATAAATATGGATTTAGCGGAGTTGATAATGCCGACGGTACTTTGACCGAATGGTACAGAAATTAAAAACGGTAATTAGCAATCAACAATTCCTTGCGGTTTGTACCACTTTTATTATTATATGTATGCCCCCATGAAGTATAAACGATGTGGGGTTTAATAAAAAACTTACTAAATAATGTCCTGATGCGTTTGCTGTCATTAATCGTCATCAGGAACTTGCCCTCTATCTTTGATAGGACGCGCTCCAATCTTTCAAAGTCAAAATCCATATCTTCGGCATATCCAAATGACTTGCTGGTGTTCTCGTAAGGAGGGTCTAAAAAAAAGAATGTATCTTTGCTGTCGTATTTATCCACGACTTTTTCATAGTCCTGATTGAGAATAGTAGTGCCTTTCAACATCTCTTTGATGCGGGGCAACTTTCTCTCTACCACCGTTTTCATATTGAATTCACTTCTATAAATATGTTTAGGTTCATCTGCTATTTTGCCTTGAAACCCTGCTGATGTGCCTATCTTTGCTTTTATAAAGCGGTCTGTGATTGAGTTGTCGAGTTTTTTGTATATTTTTTTTAGTTGAGGAACACTTGCTTTATCTTGTAATCTATATTTAGAAATATCGGTAGGTGCTTGTTTCATTAGAATAAACCGATCGTAAGTATTTTTATCCAAATCATTCAATATATTCTGCTCTGCCTTTTCTTTATTGAAAAAGATGGAAGCACTACCCGCAAACAACTCTACATATATTTTGTGAGGCGGTATTAGAGGAAGGATTTTATCTCTCAAATAAAACTTATTACCTTGACGACCGAAGATAGGTTGTAATGCTCCACCTTCAAGTTCTATAACAAATTTGTCGTCTAAATCTTCGTACATATATTATTAATAGATATTATTAAAAAAAAATATTTAGATAGTATATAAATGTCTCTTGCGAGTGTTATTAATTTAAATCCATCTGTTCTCGGTGGCGATGCTTACGATACAACAATAAGTTCAACTGCTTTGAACCTAGATTGGACGCCAACATCAGCAATCAATAATACTAACGTTAATGTATATAATGGTTCATCATCAATAACACCAATAAAAACTCTTTCAGCAGGATTATATCTAATTACAGGTAGTTGTAATATTGGAACTACTCAAATTGTTCCATCAACATCAGCGCAAAGTTTAACAAAAATCCAAGTATCTTTTATTAATACCACAACATCAGCAGTTTTAGCACAACAAACGTATAGTGTAACTCCATCATCACAAAATTTCCCATCAGGATTTTATCTAAATTTATCAACAATTTTAGACCTACCTGCGTCAACACCAGTAGGATTTATTGTAAATGCTAATTGCTCGTCTTGGGCAGGTTCAGCAATATTAAATTCCCCTGAACAATTTTTCCAAGTAATTCAGTTAGGAAATTAAAAAATATATATTAAGTATATATAAATGTCCGTAAGTTCAGCAATAGGAATTGATCCACCAATTTTAGACCAATCTATCCCTGCTGTTTATTCAGCAACAGCAGTTCCAACAACTCTATCAGTAGCATTAACTCCAATCGTATATACTATTACTTTGACACCATCAGCAGGAACATATATAGCAAATTTAAATCTTAACTATACATTACTAAATTCGGCAACTGATTTTGATAGTGTGTATGCTCAAATACAAGTAGGAACAACAAATTTAGAAAGTAATACTAATTTTTCTGTTCTAACTGGTGGTAGTATTGACAAATATCCTGTGTCTATTAATGGAATAATTGTAGTAACAGCAGGTCAAAGTTTAGTTCTTAACGTATGTGGTGTTTCAGTAGCAAACACAAATGGAGATTTTGAAGTTTCAGGAGTATTAAAATTAATTCAATTAACTAGTTAGAATATATTTCTTTAATATATATATAATGTCTGTTATAACAGGAGAAAATCTTATACCACCTCTGTTTAGTAAATCATTTGGAGACAATTTATATTCGTATAATTTTGCTTCACCAGCAGTAGTTCCAATCCCAAACGTCCAAACATATAGTTTAGGGACACTTCCAGCAGGAAACTATATAGTATGTGTTAATTTAGTTGTAACTCAATCTTCTGCTCTTGCTGTATTAGAACCAGTATTTAAATTAGGTAATTCACCACAATTTTTTCCTACATTCAACACATTTTTAAACCTAAATTCTTCTCCTGCTTTCTACGGAACAACACAAACATACTCATACGTTTATATGGTTAAAACAACTTCGGCAACAACATTTTCTATTGATGTCCAAAATGGTGGTTCAGGAGTAGTTACATTATTACCAAGTTCATCAGGAACATTCTTCCAAGCACTACAAACAAGTGAAAATTAAAAATCTCCACTAAAATCAAATTCATTCCCGACAATTTCTCTATTCGCAAGAGCATATTCGCTTACCCGACTTTCAAAGAAATTCGTCTTACTTTCAATACTTATTTTTTCCATGAAGGTGAATGGATTTTTAGCAGTAGGATATATTTTATCTACTCCTAATTGAACTGCTAATCTATTTGCTACAAATTGTATGTATTCAGTCATTAATGCTGAATTCATACCTATTAAACGACAAGGTAATGCTTCTACGATAAAATCAGTTTCAATATCAACTGCTTCACGTATAATATTCGTTATAATTGTAGATGCGTGTCTTATTTTAGGCAAATGTTGGTATAATTTAACAGCAAATTCGGCATGGAGTGCCTCGTCTCTGCTAATCAACTCGTTTGAAAAAGTAAGACCACGCAGTATATTTCGTTGCTTTAACCAAAATATCGCACAAAAATTTCCACTAAAATGGATCGCTTCAACACAAGCAAAGGCAACTAATCGCACCTGAAATGGAGCATCTGAATTAATATATTTCATACACCAGTCCGCTTTCTGTTTTATAACAGGCATTTCTTTGATACTATTAAACAACTGGTCTTTTTCATCTTTGTCTTTGATGTATGTATCAATAATGTTGTTATAAACTTCTTGATGGATGCCTTCCATCGCTACTTGAAACCCGTAGAATAGTCGCGCTTCACCTATTTTCACGTCGTTATAAAATCGTAGAGCAAGGTTCTCGTTAATGACCCCATCCGCACCCGCAAAAAAAGCAAGAACGTGTTTAATAAACCACCTCTCACTCTCTTCTAAATTATTCCATTCGGAAATATCCTTTGATAATTCTATTTCTTCGGCAATCCAAAATGAAGCAACTGCTCGTTTATACAAGTCAAAAATATCAGGATATTTAATAGGTAGTATAGTGAATCTGCTAGTATCTTCGGTTAAAATATCGCTCATTTTATATACAAATACAAAATAAAATCTAAATTTATACTATATGCCTATTCCGATTAATTTAGAGTTGTATAATATTGTGAAGAAAGAAGCAGACCGAATATACAGCAAACCAAGTGCTTATAAATCAGGATATATAGTGAAAGAATACAAGAAACGTGGTGGGCAATACAGTGGGAAAAAAACAAACACAGGACTTACAAGATGGTATAAAGAGCAGTGGAAAGACATCGGTAATAAATCGTATCCTGTTTATAGACCAACAAAAAGAATAACAAAAGACACTCCACTTACGGCAAGTGAAGTAGACCCAGTTCAAGCAGTCAAACAGATTGCCCTCAAACAAAAGATACGTGGAAGTAGAAATCTACCGAAATTTGAAGGAGGAGGAGAACGGAAACCTGATGAATTCAAACAATCAATACAAGAGGTTTTTGATATACTATCAATAAGAGGCAAATATAATATTATCGGATCAGCATCTAACGATGAAATCCTGTATTACAGCGATTTTGACCTTTCTACATTTGAGAAAGTTTCCTTACAAAGTATAAAGAAAATCTTTCAAGATAAATTCAAAGAGGCACTCAAAGACCCTGCCATTTTTATCACGGATTTCAAATGTGGAGAAGTCAAAGGAGAACCTGTCCGATGGAATAAGAACAATATTAAAACGGGAAGACAAATCGTAGATGGTAAGGAAATCACGCTGGAAGAATGTCTTTTGATGCCTTCCACAATCAAGATGGATATTGTTGCTTTAATAGATGGTGATTTTGTTGAATTCAGTGATAATTATTATCTCTCTGTTAATGGTGTCAAAAATTACGACGATAAAGAAGTTTCCAAGAATGTTCTTTTGAAAGAACTGGAAAAGTCAGCAAAAGAATACTACGATGAACCTAATTATTTCAAATATTTGAAAAGAGTGTTCTCTATTAAGACCATTAAAGGGCAATCAACCAATAAACTCGTGGATTTTTTCAATTCACAAGTAGGACTACTTAACAAATCTAAAACAGATTTAGAAACTTTGATACTGGTTTTAGAGAATAAATTTAGAAACCCCAAACTGGAAAACGTGTGTAATAACATTCAAATAATCAAACAAAACATCGGCGGTGTTAGTGAAGTTGAATTCAAATCAACGTTATACAAAGATTTAGATAAAATCTGTTCTTACAAAAATCAAACAAGCATTATTAAAAATCTAAAAAAGGTCATTAAGTATATCCTAAAAAAAGTGAATGAAACAACATTACATTTTATCAAAAAAAATAAAATCTAAATAGATTAATATAGATGAATTTTGAAAATATAGGCGACCCGATTGCTTTGTTAGTCAATACCAAAGATAAAAAGAAGAATAAAGTTTTAAGTATAGGTAATCCAAAAGACATTATCAACTCTTTCAACGAATTCAAAATACAAAATGAAAACGAACATTTCCAGCAAATTCCTAATAAAAACACCGAGAGAAACATTCTGTATATTACAGGCAGTTCAGGTTCAGGCAAATCGTATTACACCGCACAATACATTAAAGAATACAAAAAAATATATCCAAAGCGAGACATCTACCTCTTTTCCAGTGTCGGTGATGATGCCCAGTTAGATAAACTCAAAGTCAAGCGCATCAAACTGAATAATGAACTTTTGAACGAAACCCTAACAGCACAGGACTTTAAAGATTGTCTTGTTATTTTTGATGATACGGATGCTATAACCAACAAACCTCTTAAAAACAAAGTCAATCAAATTCTTGATAGTATCCTACAAACGGGCAGACACTACAACGTCTCTTGTATTCTGACTTTCCATACTGCTACTGGCGGACGTGATACAAAGATGATTTTAAACGAGGCACACAGTATTACCATCTTTCCTCACAATATCGGCGGTCGTTCTTCAAAATATCTGCTTGATGGATATTTAGGGTTAGATAAAGATGAAATCAACAATATAAAAAAGAACCCATCAAGATGGGTAAGTATTCTTAAAACATATCCTAAAATTGTTTTGAGTGATAAGATGGTTTATACATTATAATCTATACAACATATAAAGAGAAATACCGTATATAAGTAATGGACGAACAATTGTTTCAACATCTTTTATCCAATCAAACTGCGTGGGGCGAGTATTACAGGAGAAATAAGAAGATGGTAAAACGAGCAAAGAACCGCGAATATATGAGGCAATGGGTTTTGCGAAAAAACGAGCAACTTTCAACAACCTTTCACGTAGGGTGAATTCCTTTCTACCATCTTCCGTCAGTTGGTAGTTGGTAATTCGGGGGCGTCAAACAACTTTTAAAAATATTCAAAATTTTTCGCAAATCTAAATTTGAAGTTAAAAATCTAAAAATAAAATAATAGAAATTATATATATGAAGAACGATTTCTATTATTTAGAACAAACGCCAGTAGACCTAGCAAAAGATTTAATCAAACAGACCCCGTTTGATAATGCGGACACCGTGTACGAACCATTCAAGGGTGAGGGTGCTTTCTACGATCACTTCCCTGAAATTACTTTCAAGGTTTATACCGAAATAGAAGAAGGTTTAGATTATAAGAATTACTCACAACCTTACGACTGGGTGGTGACAAATCCACCATTCCGTATTCACGATGAAAAAAAGAATAAACTGGTAAATTCATTTCCGCATTTTTTAGAGTTCTTTTCAAAGAAAGCAAGAAAGGGCATGGCATTTTTAGTCAATGATAAATGTTTGTCTGCTCTTACACCAAAAAGATTACAGGAACTAAAAAATGATGGATGGTACATTCAGAAACTAATCGTATGTGCTGTTAAGAAATGGCGTGGTAGATATTTCTATATAATCTTTCAAAAAAAATCATGTGAATTTTATAATCATTTAATAACAAATTACTAAAAAATAATATAACAAGAATATATAATGAGTTCAACCGACAAAATTCAGACCGCGCAAATAGCAAATTTATACAGTATTATTAATGGTGGAGGTGGTGGTGTAGCACTCGCAGATAATTTAGTAGGAGGAAGTGCTGGTGTAGTTCCATACCAGTCCGCGCCCGATACAACTGCTTTTACTGCTGTTGGGACGGCAGGTCAAATTCTACAATCTAATGGAACATCTGCTCCTACTTGGGTTAATCCTACCTCAGGAGGTAATTTAAGTGCTGTCCTTACTGCTGGAAATACTGCTACAAATAGTATTCTTCTTAACAATACAGGAGTAGGAACGAATTTGATTTCATTATTGCCTAACTTTTCTGCGACTAATCCTCATATAGAACTCACAGATGGAACAACTACAAATCGTATTAATAAAAATGGTTATACAACTCGTAATACAATCGGAAACTCAACCCATTTTCTTAATTTTGTAGATACTTCTACTACTGGTATTAACGCTATACAACAGACCGCTGGATTATCCTGTAATCCTTCTACAAATACTATTACCGCAACAACCTTCAATGGTGATTTGAACGGAACATCAACAACCGCTACGAATGTAACAACCACAAGTGATAATACCAGTGGGACATACTATATTCCATTCTCTAAAACAACTGCTGGAACTTCTACTGCTCTATATTTAGATGACACTACAACTCCACTCACTTACAACCCCAACACGAGCAATCTATCTACATCTACAGTCAACTCAATTGGTCTCGGGAGAGGAGGAGGAAGTGTATCAACGAATACTTTTTTAGGTAATTCATCATTACAAAATAACACTACTGGGAGTAGTAATACTGCTGTAGGAAATAGCGCACTGTCTTTAAATACTACTGCGAATAATAATACTGCTGTAGGAAATAACGCGCTGAATGCTAATTCTTCTGGGAGTAGTAATACTGCTGTAGGATCAAATGCGCTACAAAATAACACTACTGGGACTAGTAATAATGCTCTAGGAACTTTGGCGCTGGGTGCTAATACTACTGGGACTAGTAATAATGCTCTAGGAAATTTGGCGCTGAGATCTAATACTATTGGGGCGAATAATACTGCTGTAGGAAATTCCGCGATGCTTAATAATTCTTCTGGGAGTAGTAATACTGCTGTAGGAGCAGGCACGCTGAGTTCTAATACTACTGCGGGTAATAATACTGCTGTAGGAAGTAGCGCTCTGGGAAGTAATACTGCGAGTAATAATACTGGTATAGGAGCAAGCGCACTGAGTTCTAATACTACTGGGGCGAATAATACTGCTGTAGGAACTAGCGCACTGAGTTCTAATACTACTGCGGGTAATAATACTGCTGTAGGAAGTAGCGCTCTGGGAAGTAATACTGCGATTAATAATACTGGTATAGGAGCAAGCGCACTGAGTTCTAATACTACTGGGGCGAATAATACTGCTGTAGGAAATAACGCGCTGAGTACTAATACTACTGGGACGAATAATACTGCTCTAGGAAATAGCGCACTGACTTCAAATACTACTGGGAGTAGTAATAATGCTGTAGGAAATGGCGCGCTACAAAATAACACTACTGGGAATAGTAATGTTGCTGTAGGACTTAGTGCGCTACTAACTAACACTACTGGGAATAGTAATGTTGCTGTAGGAGTAGGCGCGCTACAAAATAGTACTGTTGCGAATAGTAATACTGCTCTAGGAACTAACTCACTGAGGGATAATACTACTGGAAGTAGTAATACTTCTG